TGGCTAAAATAGAAATGCCAGCTACTCAAGCTTCAGCAGATTTTTTTGGAACAGATGAACAAAAAGAATTGGCATTAGAGTATCTGCAAACAGCTGAAGTGCTAACGAATCATTCTGTTGCACTACCACACTCTGTTGAATATCAATATTTGATGTATGAACCACCTGAATATTGGAATTTGTTTAAGGAGGCCATTATTCATTTATATCCTCAGTATCGTCAGCACATGAACTGGTTCACACATAACAATATTATCAATTTTGAAACAACATATATTATGAGGCGAGACCTGTTTGCTCGTTACGCAGACGAATTGTTTACAATTTTGACTTATATTTGGAAGAATTGTAGTGAAGTATTTCCAACAAAGCAAACGACCTCTGAGCCTCTGCCCTGGAGATATCCAGGTTTCTTAGGAGAAAGATTCTTTCCATTCTTTCTTTATGCCAATTCATTAAAGAGAATACAGGTACCTCTGGTCATTCTACAATGAAGTCTAAGTTTGTAAATGCACACATGGCTGCAGCTGAGGTCTATGCTCAGCTAAGCTCAGCCACCCGTCTGAAAGTTGGATGCGTAATCGTAAAAGAGAATACGATAATTGGAATTGGCTACAACGGGATGCCAAGCGGCTGGGACAATGAATGTGAGGATGTAGAGTTCGTTCCAGATAGCCCAGAGCTTGACTATGAGACAATGAAAAGTGATGGTTACACCTTTGGATCCCATAAGGAGTTCGCCGGTTGGGTGCGTAAAAAAACTAAATATGAAGTTTTACACGCGGAAACCAATGCAATTGCAAAGGTGGCCAAGTCTACAAACTCAACCGATGGCGCAGATTTGTTTGTAACCCATGCTCCATGTATAGATTGTGCCAAGTTGATATATCAGTCTGGCATAAAGTCTGTGTTTTACAAAGATACATATAGGAATGATGATGGTTTGATGTTTTTACAAAAATGTAATGTTGAGGTGAACTATGTCAAAAACTTATGAAGCTACGGTAGTAGCAATTGATTGTTTTGGTGATGCGATTGTTCAGTTACCTGATAAACTTGTAGAAAGCCTTGATTGGCGTATTGGCGATGTGTTAGATTATGAATTAAAAGATAAACAAGTAATAATTACTAATTTAACAAAAGAGGAACGAAATGCAACTAACCGCTAATTTTTCTCTGGCTGAAATGATTAAGAGTGAGACAGCCTTGAGATACGATATGGACAATACACCAGGCTCACAAGAGATTGAAAATCTTAGAGTTCTGTGTGAGCAGGTATTACAACCAATTCGTGATGCATATCAGCGTGGCATCAAAGTGAATTCCGGCTACAGAGCACCAGATGTTAATGCAAAAGTTGGTGGATCTCGCACATCTGACCATTGCAAAGGCCAGGCCGCAGACATTGAAATTCCAGGTGTTGCTAATTACGATTTAGCAAAATATATTTCTGATTATTTTAATTTTACACAGGTCATTTTGGAGTTTTATACACCAGGTGTGCCTGATTCAGGTTGGGTTCATGTATCGTATGATCCTGCTAATTTGAAACGGCAGGTATTAACTGCAATGCGTGAAAACGGCAAGACAGTCTATAAACCAGGGCTGATTGCATAATAATGTCATTTTTGGTTCATAACTTACCACCAATTCAATGTTATGTGAGGAAAGAATTTCTCTATGACTTTGAAAAAGGCCATGGTGAATATGAGCCTTGTATATGGATGACATTGAAGTGTATTAAGAATCAGGCATTTCGTATAGAGGCTTTGCTACCAAATTACGGTGCTTTATACGACAAGCTTCCTCTCCATGCTTTCGTATCAAGGCAAACAGACCTCAAAAATGCAACTTTACCTTTGGATTACTTGCAAATATGGGACTGTTTGAGTTATAATTTTACTGTTATTGAGAAAGATAATCTTCGCCTATTGAAGTGTAAATTTCTTGATAAAAGTAGAAGATGGCAATTTGGTCAATATATGTTTACAGTTGACTTTTGCCAAAACGACCCTGGTTATTTGAACACAGGATTTTCTGAAACAGTAGAAGAGCACAAGAGCTATAACTTTATTAAAATGGATAATGGCCAATTTGCGGCACAACCAAATAATAAAACATTGTTCTATGATTCTTCGCTGACGGTGCCTGAATTTAGAACACCAGATTTTAAAATAGCAACAAAGTTATATTCAGTAGAACAATTTAGTAAACACTCTGCAAGAAATAATAATGACTTTTTTTATGACTTTAAGGAAACAAAATGAATCTTCGTGAATTAGCAAAGCGCCTGGCCATTGAAAACAAAATGCCACGAGCAGAAAAGTATGATATGGTTCTTCGTGACTATGACAAAAATGTTGAAATCATTGGCTGGATGCAAGATCCAAACTATGACATGAAAGATTTTCAAGGCCGTGAAATGCTGTTTCCTAAACGCTGGATTACAATTGGTGTATTACCAGGAGATACAATGGTGAGAACATGAGCGATATTAAACTTATAACACTTAAAACAAATCACACTTTGATTTGTGAACTTGATTGTATTGATGATGTAACGATTGCAGTAAAGCAGCCTGTTCAATTGGTTGTTCAACAAACACAGAATGGCCCAATGATGGGCTTTAATCCATTTTTAGATTATGCTGAAGAGTTTCTCAAGGGCATTAAAATTAAAATGTCTGATGTGTTATGCATCAATACACCAAGCCGTGAGTTGATTAATCAATACAATAAAGTATTTGGTAGTGGTATTGAAATTGCCTCTGCTATTCCAAAAATCTGATATAATGTATGAATGAGTAAATATTATACGAATGTGCTTTGCTATGGCAGTAACATACTGTATCGTGGCGTAGAAAACGGTAGGCGAGTAAGGAACAAAATTCAATACTCGCCTACTTTGTTTTTACCAACTAAGAAATCTACCGAGTGGAAAACTCTTCATAATGAACCTCTTGAGCCAATTAAGTTTGAAACAATTCGTGAAGCAAGAGACTTCATTAAAAAATATGAAGGTGTAGAAAACTTCAAAATATTTGGCAGTAATCGCTTTGAGTATGCGATGATTGCTGAAAATCATCCAGAAGAAATGATTGACTGGAAGATTGACGACATATGTGTTGCAAACCTTGACATTGAGGTTGGTTCAGAGAATGGTTTTCCTGAGCCAAGAACCGCAACAGAACCCATAATTGCAATCGCAATAAAATTTTCCGATGATAAAAACTACTTTGTTTTTGGCTGCGGTGATTACACACAGCATCGTGACGATGTAACCTATGTTAAATGCCAAGATGAATTTTCTTTGCTGAAACAATTCTTGGCACTATGGCAAACAAAATATCCTGATGTTTTGACTGGCTGGAATGTGGTTGGTTTTGATGTGCCATATCTGATGAATCGTATGATTCGTATTCTTGGTGAAGATGATTCAAAGAAAATGTCGCCATGGAATTATACAGCCGCATATGAAGAAACACTTTACAACAAAACATTTCAAACATATGATTTGCTTGGTGTTTCCATACTTGATTATCTAAGACTGTATCGTAAGTTTTCGCCAAACAAATCGCAAGAAAATTATCGCCTTGATACAATTGCACAGGCTGAAGAAGTTGGCCAAAAGATTGGATATGATGATTATGATGGCCTGCATGATTTGTATAAGAAAAATTATCAGAAGTTTATTGAGTATAACATCCGAGATGTTGAGCTCGTTGAGAAACTTAATGCAAAAGGCCGCCTTGTTGAAATGGCACTTACCATTGCGTATGATGCTAAAGTAAATTACAATGATGTGTTTATGCAAGTTCGTATGTGGGATACAATTTGCTTTAATCATCTGTATCACAAAAAAACTGTCATACCGCCAAAGACACCTTCAAAGAAATCATCAGCCTATGAAGGCGCATATGTCAAAGAACCACAAGTTGGTATGTTTGATTGGGTTGCATCGTTTGACCTTAACAGTCTATATCCACATTTGATGATGCAATATAATATCTCACCTGATACCATTGTTGAACCGAGAGATTACACACCACAAATGCGACAAATTATTTCGCAAGGTGTCAATGTTGATAAATTACTTCAACAAAAAATTGACCTATCTTCACTAAGTGGTGTTGCATTAACACCAAATGGTCAATTCTTTCGCACAGATAAACAAGGCTTTTTGCCAGAGATTCTTGACAAAATGTATAACGATAGAACGATATACAAGAAAAAAATGTTGCAGGCAAAGCAACAGTATGAAAATGCAAAAACTGATGCAGAAAGAAAAGATTACGGTGACCAAGTATCTAAGTTTAGTAATCTTCAGCTCACAAAGAAAGAATGTCTAAACTCCGCTTATGGTGCATTGGGTTCAGAATACTTTCGTTTCTTTGACATTCGGCAGGCAGAAGGTATTACTCTTGCTGGTCAATTGTCTATTCGGTGGATTGAAAACAAAATCAATTCGTATGTAAACAAAATATTGAAAACAGAAAACAAAGATTATGTTTTGGCTTCAGATACAGACTCAATTTATTTGCATCTTGGTGGACTTGTTGAAAGCTTGTTTGATAAGACACAAAGAACAGACGCTGAAAAAGTCATCACATTCATGGATAAAGTCTGTGAAGAAAGAATACAACCTTTTATTGATAAAAGTTATCAGGACCTTGCTGATTATGTTCACGCATACGAACAAAAGATGAAGATGAAACGAGAGGTGTTGGCTGATAAGGCGATTTGGACCGCCAAGAAGCGATACATTCTCAATGTTTATAATTCAGAAGGTGTGCAGTATTCCGAACCTCAAATAAAGATTCAGGGCCTTGAAGCAATTAAATCATCAACTCCTGCGGCCTGCCGTGAAAAAATTAAAGAGTCGTTGAAGATTATCATAAAAGGTTCTGAATCTGAATTGCAAGATTATATTGCTGACTTTCAGAATCATTTTAGAAAAATGCCAGTAGAAGATATTTCTTTTCCTCGGTCAGTAAATGGTATAGATACTTATGGAGATAGTAAAACTATTTGGTCAAAGGGCACACCAATTCATGTGCGTGGTGCTCTAATCTATAATTATATGGTTGACCAAATGAATCTAACCAAGACGGTGCAAAAGATTCAAGAAGGCGAAAAGATAAAATTTATTTATCTTAAAGAACCAAATATTTTTAAAACTGATGTAATTTCTTTTGTCAATCGTATGCCAAAAGAATTTAGAATTGAAGAGTTTATTGATTATGAGTTGCAGTTTGAAAAATCATTTATTGACCCACTTACAATCATACTTGAAAAGATTGGCTGGAAAGCCATAAAAACAAGTTCATTGGAGGATTTCTTTGGCTGATGAGTTTACATATGAGGTAACGCCTCTATTTCCAATTCCAATTTTCAATACAAAAATTCAACCAGTCACAAATGAAGTAAAACAATTTTTGTTTAATGTGGAATATGAAAGAATGTTTGTAGGTAATGGCTATTATTCTACTGACAAATACATTCTACATAAACCAGAGTGCAGGCCTTTGTATAAATCAATCATGCATAGATTAAAATTGTTTACACATGACTTTCTTCACATTACACCTGATATTGAATTTGAAATGACCAATTCATGGGTTGTAAAGCATGACAAAGGAGATTGGGGCCAGGCACACATTCATACCAACTGCTTGTTGAGTGGTGTTGTTTATCTGCAAACGGATGATAAATCTGGTAAAATTGTTTTTAGAAAAGAAACAAATTATCCAAATCTATTTCCAACTGGTGTAGATGTTGATTTTACCACATGGAATGTTTTCAATGCAAGGATGTGGTCGTTTCAACCACATGATAATGAAATGTTTTTGTTTCCCTCCACTTTACTACATTCGGTAGATAAGAATGAATCAGACTTTGAAAGATATTCGGTGGCATTTAACTTCTTTCCAAGAGGTAAACTTGGCACAAAAGAGTTTGAATTGCAATTATAAGCTTGACAAAGAGTTAAATATGAAGTATAATGTAGAAAAACTTGGAGATAATATATGAGTTTACTTGATAAGTTAAAAAAGAATACGACAATTAAAGATTCGTCTATTCTTGCCAAATCAAAATTCTTTACCGAAAAAGATGTAATACCAACGGATGTGCCGATGGTCAATGTTGCACTATCGGGTTCGCTTGAAGGCGGTTTGGTTCCTGGGCTGACAATGTTGGCAGGCCCATCTAAACACTTCAAAACAGCATTTGCTTTGTTGCTCGCTTCATCATACATGAAAAAGTATAAAGACTCTGTTGTTCTGTTTTATGATTCAGAGTTTGGCACACCACAAAAATATTTTGAAACTTTTAATATTGATATGGATCGTGTGCTTCATACGCCAATTACTGATATTGAAGAATTGAAACATGATATTATGAATCAATTACAGGGTCTTGATAAAAATGACCGTGTGATTATTGTCATTGATTCAATTGGTAATTTGGCCTCTCGTAAAGAAGTTGAAGATTCGCTTGAAGGCAAATCTGTTGCAGATATGACAAGAGCAAAACAAATCAAATCACTCTTTCGTATGATTACACCACACCTTACAATCAAAGATGTGCCAATGGTGGTTGTCAATCACACCTATAAAGAAATTGGTATGTTTCCAAAAGATATCGTTGGCGGTGGCACAGGTTCTTATTACTCTGCTGATACAATTTGGATTATTGGCCGTCAGCAAGAAAAAACTGGTGGTGAAATCACAGGCTACAACTTTATCATTAACATTGAGAAGTCTCGGTTTGTTCGTGAAAAATCTAAAGTGCCTATTACTGTTTCATTTGATGGTGGTATTCAAAGATACTCTGGTTTACTTGAAATT